TTGGGTTAATACTATTTTAAATCACTCTGCGTAGCTTGGTTTTCGCTACATTGGCATTTATGTACTAAGTGTTACTTTGTATATAAGTGCCTAAAGTTATTTATTCCTACCCACCCGACTACTCTGAATCGGCAGATAGTGCTTATTATTTTGCTACTATATTCCGGTGAATACATGAACCAATTACCTAATAGATATTCCCCGTGAAAAATCATATTATTTTCGCAGAGGAATAGAACTTCTTCGCCTTCTTTCGGTAAATACTGCTCTATTTTCGTAAATTCGATTTTATTTTCCATAACTAACTTGGATAAAAGGTATAACAATTTTGAAAGTTCAGTTTTACCAAATCTATGCTTCTCTCCTTATACCAATTTGGAACATAATTGCAGATGGCAAACTCTTTTTCTTTCTTTTCATATATATTTTCTAAGAATTGTTTGGTAGTCATTCTATAGAAATCACAGTTAGGTGCTTTAAATACTTCTTTGCCATCTATTTCTTCTGGATTGACAGCAATAAATTTTGCATGGTCTTGAAATAAATAACATTGTGGATTATAGGCACAACCAAAATCATAGACAGTATATTCTTTAGGTATGATTTTTGATAGATAGTAATATGTTTCCATAAAGCCTATAAAATCTGTTCCTATAGCACAATACTCCTGCTTAAAAACTCTATCTTTTTCTTCCTTTGGAATAAGAGATAGTACATAGTTTGTAATTTCTTGTTCGTTCATATCAAAAAGGTAATTCCTGCAATTCGCTACCAAACGGTAATTGATTGCTCATATTGTCATATATATCTTGTAAGTCAGAAACATCAGATTCGGGTGTCGGTTCAAATGTCAACTGTGCTGGCTGCTCCTGCCAGCCATAGACAATGTTCTCTGATATTTCGTTCTTTAGTCTACGGGATTCGACCTCATAGTACATGCCTACTAATAAGTCTATCACTCCCATGCTTCGGTTCTTGCAGACCTCAATTACAGAGTTATACTTTAGATATGGCAGAACTTTGTCCTTGCCGAAGAACTCCCCTGCCCTCTGTTCAAAGTCTTTTCCTATTCGATGTATAATGATAACTGAATCCGCAAGGTTTGTTAGGTCTGCTGTCCCGGATATACTTTCTTTCCGTAAGAAACCGCCTTCTTTTCTTGGATGACAGACAAGAATAACATGTATGTTCTTTGCTTTGGCGTATTCCTTCAAATCATTTATAAATCTTGTCTGCTGTGTGTACTTATCTCCATCATAGCTATCAATCTGCAATGCCATCAAGTTATCAAGTACAATAAGTTGTGTCCCTTCATTCTCCACAAGTGTTTTAATATCTGCAAACAGTTGTTGCCATTTGCTTCCATAGTTGTTATTATAGAGAAATAGCTTACCTTCCAGCCATTTGTTGATTTGGTTAGCTATATTCTTTGGAGCATAGTAGTAGTTTTCATACCCCTCTTTTTTGCATACATAATTTTTACCAGCAGATATTTGGTCTATCCAGCTTTGAAAGCGAAAGTCCTGCAATTCTCCCGACCAAATCCCGACCTTGTAACCACGTTGTACAGCATTCAGAACAACACAATCTATCCAAGAGGTCTTGCCCGACCCACTGAGACCAGACAATACAGTTACATCTCCCATCAATAGTCCGATGATTTTTTTGTCAAGTTCTTTATATCCCGTAGGAATAGCTACCAACTTACTCATATCCACATACTGTACATCAGTCATAGCCAGCCATTTCTTTCCCTTAGCGGAATCCTCCTTCTTTGGCACAAAAGGTTCTTTCTTTTGGGAAGAGTAGTATTGCATCTTATGCTCGTGCCTTTGGTATTCCTTGTGGTCGTAAGCATCCGGCTCAAACTTCAACCGAAAGTCCTTCCACGTATATTGAGAACAACTTGAATGCAGGCACTTAAAGCCAAGTCCTCCATTAGACATTTCAAAGATTGCTGAATCCGGAGCGCGGTGTGAACTATTGAATGGGCATTCGTCAAGTATATACTTTGTGAATGATGATGTCCTTACAATGTTTCTTACTGAGATGTGGTGTTTATTCAGAAATGCTTCTAAGTCAAACTTCTCATTGCTGTAGTAGTTGCTTTTGCTTGGTTGTTCCGGCTTCGGGAGCATGGCGGCAACTTTGGCAAAGTATTCGTTTGGAGTTATTTTAACTTCATCTGGTATTCTTAGTATCTTACTTTCCCTTTGAGGACGCTTCTTGGTATTACTTCCCTTTCGGCTGAATGTTCCATAAAGTTTGCATACCCGGCTTGCATTATGTGTAGTACAATCTATTTCCACATTAGAATTAGAGAATAGCATATCAAGAACTTGCAGGAACTCTTTGCAGATTGTAGTATTCTCATTGCTATTCTTCATGGCTATTTTGTACAGTAGATGGAAACCATTACCACTATCGCATACTACTGGTTTTTCAAAGCCTTCATCCCGTAGGAACTTAAATACATTGTTGACTACTTCTTTCGCCATCTCCTTCTCTTCATCAGTTGAGTTTGTGTCTGATGGCTTCTTAGTATCTATGTCTATCAATATCCAATCTCTTCCAACAATATCATTGTCAGAAGTAGTTGACTTAGGTTTAGTGACAATCCTATCATGCTGCTCTCTGTCATAACATGCAGGATTGATAGCGTTCAATGTGAAGTAGATGTTACAGTTATCGTACTTCCTAATTTCGTTGAGCAGGGTATCAACATCAGTAAAATAGCCGGAATATGTTCGTTTATAAGCATTGTCTACTATACGAACTTCGACCAACTCTTCACCCGATTTGAAGGTATCATACCATTGTCTAATAGTTATTTCATTCATGGCAGTTCCTCCCTTAATTTATCCAATAGTTCTTGGGCGCAGGCTCTTGCATAATCAATACTATCAGTGACAATATCGTTTGCTTTAAATGTCTTTATCGTAATCCATCCATGCCAAGTCTTCATTTGTACATCAAAGATGTTCTTATAAATGCCATAGTTCTCAATTCTATATTTTCTCATGCTGTTATTGTTTAAAGTGTTCAATCAGTTCGTCCACGGAGGCTTTATGCCACTTATCAAATAGTATTTCCGGTTTGTCTTGGTAGTGCATTCCTACTTTCAGATATTGGCATAAGAACCAATCTTCCCCATCCGTGAACCATTGGCTATCGTCTGTATCATATCTCAATGCAGCAATGGCAAGAAACAAGAACTCATTAGCTCCACAATCGACCCTTCCTTTCTTGGTGACAGTATCTACATTATATATCACCCCATATAAATTCCCATAGAATGTAATGATTGCTCTTCCTTCTTCAATACTTTTATGACTTCCCTTGCCATCATAATTATGTGCATCTAAAGTTGTATCACCAGAATTAAGTAGTTTATATCTCAACTCTTCCAGCTTCTTTCTAAGCTCTGGCGTATTCTTTCGTATAAAGCACGGTGTTGTAAATCCCATAGTTATTCTCCTTTCAGTTTCTTTATTAGTGCGTCAGCAAGTTCTACAGACCATGATACTACATCTGGATATAGTATGCCGCACTCAGTTATACCCTTTTTATGCTGTAGTTTAACAAACTCTGTAGAATAATCTTTCGCCAGTTCGTAGCGTCGCTTTTCCCAATCAATGGCTGAATTTCCAAGATTTAAAAAATCAAGTTCACACTCTCTGAAAACCTTATTATCACATACATATAGGTTATCTCCGTTATATAGCGCATTGATATTTATTCTCGGAGTTACATCTATTAAAACTCCGGTTTCTTTTATTCTTGCTTTCATACCTTATTGTATTTTTCGTCACATTCTTCACAATGTAGTTTATAGGCGTATGCCAATGCTTTTAGGGTAATGGGTTCAATGGTGAAATCGTACTGATTATCTCCATATACGATAGATACAGCTAAATCCCTATCTACAAAATTAATGTATGCTATTGCATCATTATCTCCTCTTATTTGAATCGTTTGGGTTTCCATATCAATATTTCTTTTTAAGTTTTAGAGATAACATTACTCTATCCCATAAAACTAAATAGCTATCCCAATAATCCCCAAAGTTGAAATAGTACCAACTCATTTGTATATACCATATTGGCAAATAGACAATGAATATAGCGAGCCATAAAGGGATTAATAGCCATCGAAGTATTAGTCTTATTTTACTCATATATCAATTAGTTTTAGAAGTTACACCTAAACATAACACTTTGCATGATACTCCAATATCATCAAATTCTAAAGTAAGATAATATCATCTTTATCTGCCATATAACCCCAAAGGCAGCATATTGAAGCAAGGCATTTTCCTTGGAATTTAATTCCAAAAACTTCACGATTCTTATTCAAAATAAATCTTGCCTTTTTCAAAAACTTCTTGGCAAGCCTACGGTTGCATTTAATGTTTCTTTTAGTAAGTCTTATTGCCACAATTCTATAAGCTTTATGCCAGTCAATTATATCTCCGTTATAAACGTATTCTCCATCGTCACAATCCTTATGATTGCATCCATAACCACCATTTACCGGTGTGTCAGATGTGAAAAAACCACATTTATTACACAAGTTATCTATATGTATTAATTCTTCCATAAATTTCTATTTTAATCGTTGTAACACATCTTTATTCGCTTCAAGGATTTCGTCGAAGGATGGGATAAACATCCAGAAAAGAACGCTCCCATCATATGCTATTAAACTTTTATTCGTATAAAACTTACCTCCACAGTAAAACAAAATTCGATATTTATAGTCCTTACCTGCCACAAGCACCCAACACGAATATTCCGGTAAACGTTCTTCCACGCTTATCCACGGAGACTGCTTTGACAGCCATTCGACACCGGACTTAAAATCAACAATGCAGTACGGTTCACAATGATGTTGCCTATTTCTTTGGTCATTGGAATATTCCCTTGCTGCTGCTTCTACTGTCTGTTTCATAATCATTACTCTTCAGTTGATATTAAATCATCCAAATACGCCCATTCATCAATGGCATCTTTGGAACACTCGTAATCATCACATTCTTCATCGTCCCAGCATTGCTCTGTTACGTTCCAATAGCGGACACCGTAACCAGTTCCAGTGCTTAACTTTCCATACACAAGGCATGGTATCTGCGGATAATGTTCATTTTCGTATTCTCCATGAGCTTGTGGCACTTCATCTTTAGTCTTATGCCATACGCTATTGATGCGCCAGTTCGCACCGGCAATAAATCCGGATTTATAAATATTCTGCCCGACGATATTATATCCTTCAGCTCCTTGTTTGGCTGCTTCTTCTACTGTCTGTTTCATAACTTATTCGGATTTGTTTTACAATAATGTTGATTCTCATTCATTTTTAAAATATCGTTCAAATGTTCGTCTAAAAGCAGATGCTTATTACTAAAATTACCCGACATTATACGAGGCTCAATATTTTCATCTCTCATAAATTTCTGTATTTCGTATATATGAAAAAGCAAACCTTCACAATCTACTGCGTAGTATTCAATACCATCGTCATTGTTGGCAGATACTTCATAACCAATCCATCCACCGTTACCCATATAAGTATTTATCTCAATATTACGGCAAAAGCCATAACTGATAAGTAATAGCCTTAGTACATCTTTCCCACTCATACGCATTTCGATTTATCAATTTGTCCTATACGCTGTCTTTCAAATCCCTCTATCTGAGCGTCAGTAAGGTTATTCAGCCATTCATCAGCATACTTTCTGTACTTGGCATGATTGCATTTATAAAATTCCAATCTAAGCCATTCAATAGTTATGTTCTTTTGTTCCATAATCATCTGGTTATAGTGGTTCTTTTATTAAATAAAGCCATAAGTATCAATGCAAAGGCGACTTTCAATAACCGCTTTTTACCAACAATTACAATATTGTCTTTAGTTATTCCGCTATCAGTCGTTATGCTGTACCATTTCCTATATGGTGGTAAGCACCTATAAATATGAATTTTAGAAAATATATATTTCATAATCATTAAATAAATGGTTCATCACTAAGATTAATTACTCCCTTGTCTGTAAACTCGTAGCCAATATATGTAGCAAAACTTCCATTTAAAACATACCAGTCTGTTTGGTTATCATCATCACTGTGTGCGAAAAGTAGGTCATTTGTTACATTTTTATCTCTCTTTAAGCCCACGAAATAGTTGTTATTGTAGAAACTAATTTCGGGGATATGCTTGAATGTGCTTGTATCTATACCATCGTAGATACCGTATTTCTTTTTAAATTTCTCGTCCATAATTATTCAATTCTATAAGTTTTCTAACATACATTGTTCACATTGATGAAAAAAATCATTTTCTTTCAACTTTAAAGCAATTTCTAAAGCTATATCATACGCCAGTTCGTCTAAATCCTCGTCCAAGTAATATGTCTCGTCTTGCAGGTAGGCGAAATCTTTATCTTGTTCAATTTGTTCTTTGAAGTAATCAAATCCCACTTTTTCATCTTCAAAGAAATCAGTCCATATCCAACTATCTTTGCTAATGTTGTCAAATTGACGTTTGAGGGATTGATATGCTAATCTTAAAAGTTCTTCATTCATAGTTATTCTCTCTTATTTAAATAAATCAAGTTGTGTATGTTTTTGTACTTTCCCAAGTATGAAGTCGCAAATGAAATTCCTTGCGTAGTCCGGTGAAATCATTGACCGTTCTTCGGAACAAATTCCTGCTTTCTTTCCCATTTTACTTTTCATTATTGTTTTAGTTTGTATTGGCTTCTGATAACTTCTTCCATTTGTTGGTTTACAGTTTACAAACCAATAAGCTGTTGGTTTTTTAAAATAGTCACCTCTTTTTGTTCTATCTTTGTCAATAAAAGTATAAGGCATGAAATTAGCTGGAAATAAAAGATAATGCGGCTGTGTAGCAGGATTTTCGACTATCAATCTTAAACCTTTCAAATCACAAACAGCAAACAATTTATATAATAGAATATAGAATTTATTTCTATTATTTATCCTTTCTAATACTATACTATATTGCTCTTTTTTATCTTTACAATAAAGATTATTACATGCCATTTGATAGTAATTGGCTTGCATAGCTTCAAAATAAATGCAGGGGAAGAAAGCTATAATTAAATCATCTTTCGTGATATTATTAAATATGCTTTCCTCTTCATCATATGCTTTTTCAATCTCTACAAACAAGTCTATCTGATAGTCAGTCTTTCCGAATGAATTTTGTATATCATAATCGAAAGATTCATATCCAAGTTTTCTAAACTCGTCACGGAATGTTGCGCTTTGTTCAAAGAAGCAATGTACTTTCCCTTTTATTTCCATATCATTCTACTAATTCAAAATGAACATTGATATTGTCTAATCTCTCATTTTCAGAACAAAATCCAAAGTTTTCTTGTTTCCATCCTAAGGCTTCATAATCTTTAGCACAAATCGGTCTAAAATAGCAAGCATCACATGAAACTTTTTCATCACGTACAACTCTGACTTTATTAAACCCGACTTGAACAATATTTCCAATATTTAACTCCCTACGCTTCATAATACTCTTCATTTGATGTTATACTATTTGTATTTTTCGATTTTCTCGTCCAACTCCTGCAATCTCTTATCTATGTAGGAAGAATTGGAATTTTCGCCCTCTATAATATTAGAATCCTTGCCATATCCCATATCGGGTAGCTGGTTGAGGAAAGTAGAGAAGTTTTTCAGCCATCCTCCTTCGTCAGTCTGTTGTTTAACATAGGATTTAATGGTAAATTCAAGTTCATCCTTTGATATGTTTTTCAACAATGACTTGATTTTCTCCTTATCCTTACGACATTTACCCGTTGACCTTCCTCTATTCGGGCATTTAGTTGGGTATAAATCATACAAGTAATCAATATCGCTGTTAACGTTATTACTTTTTTTAGAACATTTTTTAACGCCATTATTAGATTCTAATAAAGATTTAACATTTACATGCTCTGCATTGTCTTCCGCTTTCTTAGATAATATGATAATATTATCTTCTTTATTATCTGTATTGTTTATATCTGTATAAGAATTACCGTTTTCGGGAAATGGGGATTCAATTTTTGTAATATCGTAACCCTCTTTTCCTAATACTTCTATTGCCTCATCAGAAAAAGAATACCATAATGTTTTCACAAAGGGGTCAGTATTATAATTACCTTTGAGGAGAAAGTTTATTTTGCATAGATTATCAATGATGCGATATATTTTCTTATCGTTCATATATGGAAATAATTGTGCCATTGCTTTAGCAGAATTATAAGTCCAATATCTTCCATCATAGAAATGCTTTTGATTTGCAATATTCTTCTTTATCCAAAAAATAAAGTTTTCAATTAGTATGGCTTCCTCAATTCCATATTTTTTTGCTAAATTTATATTAAAAGAATGATTCATGTTATTTGCATTTTAAATTAGAAATGATTAATCTAAACTTATTTCCTCCATCAAAAGCTGTTTTAATGACATAGCCCTTTTCAATCAATGATGAAAGGATTTTATTAGCTGTTGTTTCGCTTACATTCAATAGATTGGCAATATATTCATTGCTAATAAAACAGTCTTTATCCTTAGTAGTAAAGCTGTCTATTTCCAGCAACAATATACGTTCATTCCAAGAAAGATTTTTATCTTCCCAAATTTCAATTGGAATCCAAATTCCTTTAGTTTGTCTTTCCATAACTTCAATGTTTAATGATATACCTTCTAAATGAAATGGTGGCGAAGTCCGAAGGTATGGAAAAGAGACTTGTCAACTGGTAGCTACTCCAGTCTATCGCCACCACAAATATAAGAATGTTTTTCAATAAATACAAAAGCACCGAGAAAACTCCCAGTGCTTTTAGATTTGCTATACACTGGCAGGCTGCACGATTGCAGGTAGAATGTGCCAATGTAAGCTATATGTTGAATTGCTATTGAATCCTAATATCGTTTATCACCGAGCATTCTACCTCTCGATTGCAATGCAAAGAACGCTGTTATTTTTGAAATTTCCAAAAAACAAGTCAAACTATTAACAATTATTATAAAGCCGACTTGTAAACTGAATACAATTCTTTCAGTTTTGCTATTCTTTTGCCTAACTTTATATCCTCATAGCCTTGGTTTGTATAAATTCTAATTGCCGCCAATTCTTTGTCTTCAAATATACTTAAATCTCCAACAAGCCACATTTCTAAAATATATTCACTCCCTAAATTATTAGATGTTGCATGTATATCCTCTGACATAATATACTGGGAATTATAAAATGTGTATGGATTCCCTTCTACATCAAGAAAAATAACTTTGTTCCCTTTGTCCATAGATATAATACCCCTACATTCCCAATAAAGGCGTAAAAACTCATCATCGCCATTTTTATAAAAGGAAGCATATAGTATTCCCGGATATTTATTGACTAACGGTCTTGACGTCTCGACAACATGAGTTTTTGTAAACTTGTCAATCTCATTTTTTCTGATTTTTTGTGCATTTACTGAACACATAACGCTGCATAAAGCAATCAATGTTACTACTACTGTTTTCATTTTCTTATAAGTTTTTCAATTATTGTCCTTAGTTCCTTTTCCCAATCCTTGTTCCCGTGCATAGGATAACTTAGCTGATGCCAATTATGGTAGTCAAATAGCTTCATCCGGCATGGGTAGTAATCAAACACTTCTTCTCATTGTGGAATACTCTGATATGCTTTCCCTCATACTCTCCAATATTGCTTGATTTAAGTTTATAGACCGCCAAAATCTCATTAAACTTTTCCATTGGAGTAAATATACTTTTCGCCATGATTTAGTCCTCCTTTTTTGGTGTATAACATCCCATCAGCTTGTAGTTAGGCATCAGCTTGTCAATGCTCTTAATCTCAAATCGTGTATAAGTCACACAATTTGGATATATCTTACAGAGTCCGTTGATTATGTACTTGTCATTGAAGTACATTTCAAGCTTCATATGTACCTCAGACGCAGAATATTGCCTTTTGTCAATAAAGAATATTCCGTCCATCTCACTTGAAAACGCTCCATTAGTCACTCTGAACAAGTCGCGAAGTTCTTGTATCACGTCTTGTATGCTAATTGGTTGTTTCTCCATATCACTCTCCTTTCAGCCTTTCAATTAATAAATCAGCTATCCTTATACTTGCATCAGCCATTTTCTCAATAGAAACATCTTGGAACTTAGGGTGCTTAAAAAGTGTTTGCATCATTGCTATTGCAGCATTTATCCGAACCTCTTCCCAATCACGCCCCTTTGCTTCTTCCTTCACTTCATCAAGAAGAATAAGTTCATCACCTAAGAACGACTGTTTCCCGTCCTCTGTTACGTAAATGTTGGTATATTCCCCAGCCTTTATTACGTCAATTGTTTCTTTGGTTGCTATTAATATTGCTTTCATCTCTTTATAGTTTTAGTTTACAATTCACTGCCTGCTATTACTGTTTCATTTGACAAGTCAGCCCGTTCTATTACTGATACGATTTTAGAATCTCTATAGGAGCGGAAATGGCTTTTTACTACACGATATCTTAATTTGACCCTATCCCCAACCTTTGGTGCAGTTGTCATATTGAAAGCACCGCTTATCATTTCAAAACCATGCCATTTATTCAGATACGAAAAATTTTCACTTGCCGCCAACTCTTCGGAATCTATTTTAAACTTCCACTTGGCAAACCTATTATATCGCCTCAGAATATCAACTACAATTCCTTCCCAATAATAATACTTGGGCTTCTCTCTAATCGCTTTCATACGCGCGATATTTACTCTTCTTTTCAGTTCAGCCTTAAGTTGTTCATTGGAGTAGTCGGAAAGCCCTAATTCGTCTTGCATGGAATGGATTACAACGTCTACTATAGCATCCTTCCTATTGGCAAATACAGAAAGTAGTTTTTCCCTTACTTCTTCTTTACTCTCATACACAACTTCGTCAATCTGCATCTTTACATTAAAGACGTTGCCCTTTTTAGTTATTAGGGCTATTTGAAGTATCTTCATAAGTTATATTCTTTGTATTTAGAAATTGAATTGAACGTAGCTTGTACGCGGCTACTAATATACTGATAAAAATTAGCATTCGTGAAGTCAACTCCGATAAACAGTTTGCTGTTGTTCCTATTAGCTTCCTGCATGAGTTCCTTTATTTCCGCTTTGTGATACTGGGTGAGAACAAAACTTGTACGGTATTTAGTCCAGTTTAAGAAGAATAGTTCTTCATCCGTAGAATTTTCATTCAGTATAGGTATAACTTTTCGTAGGATTCTGCAAAAGCAAGCGAATTCAGCACTTTCTACTACTTTTCTGTTTCGCGTTCTTGCACTTGCTATACTTGCTTGCTTCTTACTTTCTTCGTCAATTCGATAGTTACTATTAGCTGTGCCAGATAATATGCCACGTGCCTTGTTTGCTGCCAAAGCATCTTTAGTTCGTTTGCTAATTAGTTCGCGTTCGTACTGTGCCACGGATGCAAAGATACCTAATACCATAGTATTTACTACTGGAAGGTCACAAAAATATATATCTATGCCCGTATTAACTACATGGAAAACGAATTCGGCATTTCTTGAAAGCCTATCGAGCTTAGCCACTACAAGGGTACAACTATTAGCTTTGCAATACTCTATAGCTTTCCACAATTCCACACGGGAACAGTCTTTCCCCGAAGCCACATCTACAAACTTACCACAAATAACCCCCCCTTTGCTATTAATATAGTCTATACAAGTCTTTTCTTGGGCTGACAACCCTAAACCGCTATCACCTTGTTTATTCGTTGATACACGAAGGTAGTAAACATATTTATCCATCTTATTACTAACTGATTATTACTATTACAGACAAAGTTATCCCGGCTATAAGCCAACTGATAACATCACTACTATATTTGAAGTTAGGACGTAGTATGATGGCAAATAAAGCCACAATATCCCACACCAATAGTAGAAGCATGAACTTTCCCATTATCTGCCTAATTTAATGAGTTCTCCAGACAACAAACAGCCAATAAATCCGATAATTATTATTAATGCCATAGTTTTAAATATTTAGAAGTTATACAAATTGTTTTGATATGGTAATGCAGCCTAAACCCGTGTTTCTATTAAACTGGCTGACTTTAATGTTAATATTAGGCTTTATAAGCTCTTTTATACCATCAACTAAATTAATGTATTTAGATGCGTTCGCTTCTATTTTAATGGCTTTATACATTTCTTCGCACATAGCCATATACTTTTTAAATTCTCCTTTGTTGAAGCGGACAACTATTTTTCCGTGTGTTTCAATAAATTTGTTGTGCCCTACATAAAACTTTCTTTCATCATTGCAATGCACCAATTTATCACCTACGTATAGATACGTTCTTTGTCCCATGCTGTATTTACTATCTACTGATATGCTATTAAAGTAAACCGCTTGTTTCTTTGGAATGCCTATAGACACAATGTTTTCCAGAAGTTCCATGTTTGCTTTTGCCTTCTCGAAGTCTTCTTCAAAATTTTTATAAGTTTTCATACACTACTTTATTATTATATTATATATATATTATATTATATATATTACCAAAACAGTTATAACTTTTTGTTATAATGGAAGCTTATGCTCTGATAATATATACGGGTGCTTTAAATTAGTAATACCATGATACAATATTTCGCGCTTTGTTTCTGCCTTATAAATAAACAGATTTCCGTTTCTCACTGCCTTCATTGTATCATTGATATTCAACCCTTGCAGGCTTATAAACTCTTTTAGTTCGGGCTTAAATTTCGTTATTAACTTCATGCTATTACCTAAAAACGTAGTTACATAAATCTGATAGCCAGCTCATCAACTGAATAACCATCATAAAAATAAAAATTCCACACAAAACAGCTGTAGCTATTACTATCCGTTGCCATATAATGCGATAATCACGCTTTAATATTTTACCGCTAACAAAGCGTCCGTTATAAAAATCTGTTATATTCATATTAAAATTCGTTTGGGTAATGATTTTCCAATTTCATACAGTTCTATGCTTGTAACTCCTTGCGTATCTTTTAGGATATTTATCCCGTTTTGGTAGAAATTAAACAGTTTAATCGCGTCAAGAGCTGTACACGGTTGAAGCATAATAATGTGTTCTTTTTCGTTAATCTGTATAAAATAATTCTTTTCCATATTCTTTTTGTTTTAAGTTAGTAATAGTTCTGCCCGTGGAACTCGCACCACTTGCAAGGCGTTGAACCTTTGGCAGATAATTCGGCTTAAAAACTGTCATTTCCTTCATGCAACCCACTACGAGCCACACGGTACCGGGATAATTGCATCTATTAAGCTGTGGAAACCTTGTATAATTGCCACTTGTTACCCGTGTAAATTAATACGGTTAGGCTTTTGCCTTTATTTCTTGCCCAAATTGGTACTACTTTCTCAATTTCCGAAATTGTGGCATCTATTACGGTTGATTCTATTTGAAAAGTATGTTTTACTTCCATATATGTATACTTTATTGGTTAGTATCTTAGTTCGCGGAAAGAAACTATCTCTATTTCGATTTTTGGAACAAAGCGGTTTAACTCTTTGCGAATGTCTTTCATTTCATCAAATGATACCGTTACAATGTTGCCAGCAACTAACAAGCTGCGTAATATATTATCCATCTTTTCGCGTTTCATAATCTTAAAATTTATCCTGTCGTTTATAAATTCCCTTATCCTCTCTATATCGGTGCCGCTGATGAACAACACAGCACCGAATAACAATAACATAACGAATAACATGCTATTTTATTTTAAACGTTATACCTTTTGGCAATTTGGAATGGTCAACGTTATTTAAGAAGTCTATAAAAACATCCTGGCTTATCTTGTCTTTATATTCCAACCAGTTAAAAACAACCTCTTTTCTATCATTGTAATATATTACATTATCAACCGATAGCCCGGAATCGAGAATATAAAGTTTAACCGTTTTTTCTTCTTCCAGCTTTGAAAGCTCCTTTTCGCAATCTGCAATGATTTCCGCGCGTTTCTTCTCGTATGCCCGGCGTTTCGCTTCTTCCTTTCTCGCCTTCATTGCTTCAAGTGTATAATAGCCTGTATCTATTCTTTCGTTCATTTCGGCGGCTTCTTCATCCGTGAAGGCTGTAATATGTTTGCGTTCCTTGTCGTATTCGTACGGGTTTTCCCACTCATTCCCGGTTAACGCTTCCAGTTCTTTAATAGCCGCTTTCGCTTCTTCATTCCATCGGCTGACAATTCCCATCGTATAAAGCAAGTATTTAAAATATGCCTCATCTGAGGCGTCACGGAGCGCGTTATATTCTTTTTCTGTTACGCGTAAATAGTCCATAACTTTTTCTTTCGATTCCTTACCGATTAAATAGGACCCGTTTTCAACCGCATAAAGAGGCGCGCCGTAACAATCGCACAAATGAAGGTTAACGAACTGTTTGAACTCCGGGAAATGATTTAGTATCTCATCATGGCAACAACCGCCGCCAATGTTTACAATGCGACCGGTTTTCTTTATCTCGTATATGTCCGCCGTTATACTCCAATGGCATACACCGTTCTTGCATTCGTCTGCGAGTTGTATTTTTACGTCTATTCTATAAGTCACGCCGTTTTCTGCGTAGTTCTTTGATGCTGTATAAGAAAGTTTATTTGTCTTCATAACATTGTTGCTTTTAGTGTGAATAAATGATTTTGATGTAGCAGGGGCTAACAAGCCCCGTTATTGTCAGCCTATAATATAGGGTTCTTTCATTGGGATATATTCCATCCCGTTAAGCTGGTATATAGGAAGGAAATTTCTAAACCAACCGTTTCCAGCATCATAAAACCCTTTGAAAACAAAATCACACGGAGAAGCATTGTTAATTATTTCAAGCTCCCTATATCCGTATACGTTGCTTCCTCCGTTCTTCTTGATGAACTTCTTTAACCAGTTCAAGCCTTGAACGCCTTGTTCCTCTGTCAATGGAATGCCGTAACCATCTCCGACACTTTCCAACCAATCGTAAATAATAACGTCCTTTTGTTCCCTGTTAGAGCGGTTTTTTAACAACTGCAATTGCTGTTTAGTGATTACACCGCGTTCTTTAATCTCTGAAAAGATACTTTCTAAAGTCTTCATAATGCTATATTTTTAAGTTATTGATTTTCAATTTCTGTACTCTGCATTTCACGGGCTTGTAACCGTCTTAGGCTGCATTACAGATGAAGTACGGGAAAATCAGATGGCTATCAGATAACAGCTATATATTATAGCCATATATCCATAGGCTTATATCCTATTTCCCGTTCCTTCTTCATATCATTATCTTAGATATAGTTAAGTAGTGTATAGGTAACGACTTCCTAAATACTTGCTGCAATTACGTTTATTGCACTTGCTTAATACCATATCAATATCTCACAGCGCCTACCGTCGCATGTAATGTTATCTATTGTAACTATTCATGCGTCAACGCTTTTCCAGTATGTAAGTCTTTCAAATATCGCTCTGTCTTCGTTGAACTCCTTGTTCCCTTTTGACATTACAAATATACGGCTTTATTTTGATATGTATGTTAATTAAGCGTTAAAAATATATCCAACTATCGTATTTTAACTCTCATTTACAAATAAAGTGCGTAATTACATAAATATTTACACAAAACAAGCGATAATGAAGGAAAACAACACCAAAAAACAAGTAGCCACTAAAAACAGAAAGCCCTACTTTTCCAGCTCCCGAACTTCGTAACCTCCCCTTCTTTCCTGCCTTCATCCAGGCAAGCAGCTAGGGCGATGCAAACGGAACTTCCGTGCAAGGCACAACCGCCACTGCAAGCTACGTAATAATCGCACCCACACAACAAGCGCACATCCAGGCGTGCGCTCTATATAGCGTTATATTAATCTGAGATATGAGAGGGCAATAATATATACTTCTTACGCGCATGCGGTTGTACTTGCTTCGCAAGACAACCACGCACAGGCATAGGCAAGCGCATGCATACATGATATATATTAATCTCATAGATATATATATATATTATAATATTAATATACTTAACTTATGATGTATATTATATATAATAATCTGTATTATATTGTGTATTGTATATTTATAGTTAGTTATATTATATTATATTGTATATTGTATAGCCTAAATAGTTAATTAATCACGCCTAAGCACGCACGCACGCGCATACAAGGCGAAAGCTGCAGCAATATTTGTCGTAAACGGATGTTTGGTTTAAATATTCAACCAGTTTAAGCCTTCGTAATTGTTCCAGGTATGCAATGCTTTCTCCGTGCTTCGTTCGTTTCTCAGTGCCCCTGCAAACAAGCAAGACGGGCAAAGAATCCTTCATAGGGGTATGGGGGGGGGTAAACCGTAGCCGGAAACGGTGGGGTACACATAGCCTAACTCCGAAAAAAATAAAAAAAATAAATTTAGTCCGTGGTTAAACAGTTGATTATCAGCCGCTATGTAAATTGCCGTATTGGGGATAAATGTTGTAAGTGTCTGATATTCAGCCGTTGTCGTGATTCCGACTTCGGGAAGTATTGTCCGTGGGTGTAGTGTATTTGCCTACTGATGATTTTAATTCCCCCGAAATCGTGTTTTTTAGAATCTTGGATATTGGTTTGGCTGGTGGTATGCCTTATTTGTATTTATACAACGTTTATTTGCGTATTTTACCCACAGACCTAAGTATTTTATCGTCCGACCGAAATAAAATTAAAATTTTCGCTTCTATAATTTGGATTTTAGAATTTAGTTAGTACATTTGCGGTGTTGTTTAACTAAAAACTTGAATGATATGAAAGGAGATTTTATTTATGAAGCGTAGTGAGCATTTCAACGTTGTTGCTGGCAAGTGGTTGAATGGTTATTCCTTGTCGGTTAACGGTCGCAAGTATGCTATATCTGGTGTTAGTCCGGATAATAAGCTTGTTTTGCATTGTTTAGATGCTAATGATATTGTTTGTGAATATTCGGATTTGTCGTTAGGTTCTTCCCACATCTTTGTGAACGATTGCGACCATGTGATTTGTGAGGCGAAGCTGGTGCTTGTTGACGGGCAATCCCGCCATGAGCTTTATGTTGTGAACAAAGGTGACGAATGGCGTTCTTATTGGGTTGAAGATTCCTATGTCATAGGTGCTAATTGCTGTACTATTCGTTCTATTTCAGACTTTCTCCGCGAGAAGAATAAGTTTTTCTGTGGTGACATTGTGGTTAAGTACGATTGCGGTGTTCCCACTTACTACTTTGTGGATGCTTTTACAGATGTTTCGGGTGTTTTCACGGTTGTGTTCAGCTACTTGGACGGTGATGGTAAAATTGCTTATTGCTATTCCGACAAGGGAATGTATCGTGTTCGTGAGGATGTTGCGTTTGAGCATTGGGCTTCTCGTGGATTCAAGTACGACGAGGAGAACAATACGTTGTGTCCCATCTCTTATGAGTTAACTGATAATTCCTATGTTTTTTACTGTAGTGACGAGCCAGTTTCGGTTCTTGCTAACTGGAAGATAGGTACTTATGGCTTTGCTAAGGATAAATTTCCCTTCATTGTACCTTTCCACAAGTTTAATCCCGACAATATTGGTGAAAGTTTGCAGCACAATGTTGTAAAACAGCAATAAAAGTTTACATTTTAGAGAAATTTTTCCTATATTTGCATTGAGATAATATTAAAATCGTTAACAAATGACATATTTATATCTGTTATCTTTATTAACACTTGTGGCATACATTGGTTATGCTTTGAAGGTATGCGGACTGCCTGCATCGCTTTCAGATACCTACTACATTTTGAAGGAGAAGCACCGTCCTTCTTGGCTGTTTCAGCTTGCTATGGTTCTCTGTCCTATGCTTCTTGTTCCCGTATGGCTTGAATTGTCCTCTGACAGTGTTCAGTTTCTCTCTTTCTTGGCTTGTGGCGGTCTGATGTTTGTCGGTACAGCCCCTTTGTTCAAGGAGGAGTTTCAGAGAAAGGTTCACTTCGGTGGAACTATAGTAGCCGGATTGGGCACTACCTTGTGGCTGCTGTTCTCTGGCATGTGGTATATCCCTTCCACTTTCTTCTTTGTGTCCGGCATTGTCATGCTGTTCAAGAAGAAGTGGCTGTTCTGGCTGGAAATGGCTTTGTTTGCGAGTGCTTATACTGGATTGTTGGTTAAAATGCTGTTTGGGTAATGGAAAGGAAGCTGTTTGATGGATGGGGTCTGTTTATAACCAAAGACTTGTCCTATGTAGGCTTTTTCACGGATGATAGAGTTTGCTTGATAGATATAGAGGCTGATGGAATACAAATCATTGAGAAATCCGATTTCAAGGAGGACTATTTACTTTCCCCTACCGAGGAGGATATGGTTAAGTTCCGTGCTACTTTAGAAAAAGCTGGAAGTGGGTTTAGAGATAAGATTTTGGAAATAATGAAAGGCACTTATATACAAAGTGACACTTAGTATATAACCTAATGCCAATGTAGCGAAAACCAAGCTACGCAGAGAGATTTAAAATAGTATTAACCCAACCGATGGCGTATCGGGGATTGGACGGTGAGAGCCCAACTATGGACGACCGGGGCGCAAGCTCCCTAAGAAGTAGCGGCTCGATGAAACGTCAAGTTGTTCAAGTGTAAGCTTGGATATAAACGCCTAATGAAAAAAAATAGTTATGAATTTGAGTTTTAAACAAGCTATAGACCTTCACCAGTGCCTTCGCTACATTGAAGCTTGCCAAGAGGCTATATACGGTAACGACAATACGAGTGACAACATAGAGGTCGGGGACGTATCTGTGACGTTTCACTTTGACGATGGCGAAACCTTTTTGGATAGCTTGATTGTTTCCGGTTCGGAGTGCAAGAAGGGTCGTATTGATGTTGAAGACTATTTAAGAGAATGATATGGAGTTATATTTAGAACCTATTTACCGTGACCGGAATTGCAAGGGGCAGTTCAACAAGGGTCACAGATTGAGATTTGGAGGGCGACCTTGTTCCGAGGAAACTAAGAAGAAGCTGTCGGAGATTATGAAAAAGAGGATAGCTGACGGTTCTACCAAGATGCCTCATTTTCAGAAGGCTGTAATAGTCATTAAGGACGGTCGGATTGTGGGTCACTATCCTTCCGCTACGGAGATGGCTCGCAGGCTGGGAATTACCAAGTCGATTATTATTCGTGTTTGCTTGGGTATTCGGAAAAGCTATCGTGGATGCAATCTTTTTTACGAGTGTGATTCAGATAAATGGATGAAACTAATTAAAGAATGAGATTATGAACATGTTCAATACAAACTCTACTACTGTCATGCAGTCCAAATTGCTTCTTGGATTGGGTATTGACCCTCGGACGGCAGATTTGACCTTGCACGACGAGGAACGTGACATACCTCTTTGGAGTATGATGCGTCTGATAGACATGATTCCCGGCTTTATTGTGGATGATGATGGTTATACATACTCATTTACCATAAGTAAGGGGACATACGTGTATAATTTGTCCTATACCCGTAAGACCAAGCATGGGGAGAAGACTTTAATCTCCTTTCACAATCCGGTAGACAGCTTTGGCGAAACGGTCATTCTGATTATCAAATGGCTGTTTGATATGAAGCTGTTTCCGACCAAATATATGGCGAAATACGTTAAAAAGAAATGAGGTTGACTATTTACTGGACTAAGGAGGCTATGCACAAGCCTTCCGATGGTTCACCAAGAATGTATGACCGTATTGTCAAACGCTTCGGATTCTCTGATTATATCAGCATCAATGGTGAAACACCCGTTGATGTTAAGGAGATTGACCTTCCGGATTTGAAGGTTGCCGAGGAGCGTGGCTACATACAGATAAGAAACAAGTGATATGAATGAATATGAAGATACACATGTAGTTGTTTCCGAACGGGAAGCACTAATATCCACTGTCAGCTATAATATTATGGCTACTAACGACCTTGCTTGTGCTACAGTGATATTTGCACTGTTTAGGTTAAGGAAAAGTCCCTTTTACCGCTTTCGTGTAAAGCAGTTGGCGAATAAGGTTGAGCTTGAAAGAAGTAGATATGAGAAGGTAATAAATGCTATGATGGCTGATTCTTCCGCTAAGTTTGCCGATTCCAATGATATTTTCATGGACGCTATTCAAGATGAAATCGATGCTCTGTTTAATTCTATTAAAAGTGAGTATAACAAGGCTTGTGTCGAGGATTCGGAGCTTTTCAGTTGGCTGGAAATGGCAAGGACTATGTGTGATTATAGTTGTTGCCAGTTGAAGTACCGCAGGCAGGAGATGATTGCCAAAGACCCTTCGTTCAAGAGGCTTAAATTTGCCCATTTAGACTTGAATAAGATGTCACAGCTAATGAATGAGCTTATGAAGGCTTTAGTTCCCGATGTGGATTTGAATACTGATGTGTGCAACAAGGCTATTCGGGAATTAGGAAAAAAGCTGATTGACCCGGATATTATTGCTAAGGCATTGTTAAGACAAGAATAACTAACCATTATAACTAAAAGTTATAGTATAAAAAATGTAAAAATGAAAGAAGTAACTAAATTGGTTCTACACCATGATTTGGAGGATTTGGTAAAATATCAGACCTCAGAGATAAAGTCTATGTTTGAGATGTACTCACAAGCAGTTAAGGATGGATGTGAAGAAGAATTTGACTGTGCCATATCTATAAAGAAGGATATTCTGATATGTTTGAGTATGCTTAATGAAATATCTATGAGTGAAGATGATTTAGAAAAGAAGTTTGAAACTGACATAAATTTGAATTAAAATGGACGTAAATAGAATTGAAGTAGAGGGAAATCTTACAAAAGACCCGGAATTGAAGACAAGTAAGAACGGTCAAAGTTTTGCATTTATTACAGTATGCGCAAGCTATCCTAAAGGCAAATCTCCTAATGTGGAATGGATTCCGGAGTTCTTCGATGTTACATTGTTTGGTGCGGATGCTGAGGAGATATGCCAATATGCTAAGAAAGGTAGTCGTATTTGGGTATCGGGTATGATGCGTTCTACTATAAACCAAGATACAAAGGTGAAATATTGGAGTATCATTGCCAACAATGCTCATGTTTTGATAAAACGTGGAAAGAAGGAAGCTTCTACTACTGGGCAGCAGCCAGCCCCAGCCGTACAGCAGCAGATTAAGCAAGCTCAACAAGCAGCAGCACAAGCCTTTAATCAGCCTTCCCCAAATGACCCAGATGGATTACCCTTTTAATTATGGAAGAAAAAGAAAAGAAATGCTTTAAATGCAATAAAATAAAGCCACTATCCGATTTTTATAAGCATTCTCAAATGGCTGACGGTCATTTAAATAAATGTAAGGAGTGTACAAAAAAAGATTCTATTAGACGATACAATGTAAAATCTATAGATGATGAATGGGTAGAAAAGGAAAGGCTTAGAGGAAGAGAGAAATATAAAAGACTTAATTATAAAGGTAAATATATTAAGTTTTATCATAAAAATGTAACTTATCGAAATATTAATCGTAGATTAAAGAATTTAGGATATGATATGAAAGATAAGGAAGCCCATCATTGGAATTATAATTTAATGAAGTCTGTTTTTATTTTATCAAGAAAAGCTCATAAGTTATTACATAAATATATATATGTAAATTCTAATGATTTATTTTGCTATACTAATGAAGGAGTTAAAATTGAAACATTAGAACAAGCCACTGATATATTTACTAAAATATTATTAGAACATAACTGTAATGATAAAATTGAACATATATTATTATGAGGGAGTTGGAATTAAAATTTAACGGTAAGGGCAGTATGAAGCCTTTCCGTTTCCAGCAGATTAACAAAGGTAACAATGCGTACATTTACATGGTTGAGATTATTGAGAATCCGAGTGTACGTTGGTATGAAGTATTCAGACGTAGGGAATGTAGCGACACTGATGTAGTTCTTAACGGTCAGACAGTTCATTACGAGGCAAGAGTTCTATATCCCACAGCTAACGATTTTGGGTTGAATGCCTTCTGTTGTCAGACACTTAGCAGGGCATTGGAACATTTTAACCGATGGGAGAATGGAAGAGAAGATTGATAGAATTTTAGCTTTGCTGGAAGAGAACAATGAAATTCTTAAAGAAATCAAGTCTAAGATTGAGATGTCTGAATCGGAGGAGTGCGTGACTAAGCGTACACTTCACGATTTCATCAACAATGTTGTTGCAGACCTCTTTGCGGATATGCTGTTGCAGCCTAAAGGCAGAGGTCACGTAAGTAGGGAAGATATTATGCAATTTATTAACAAAATGAAGTGATATGGAGAACAATTTTATAAATCGTTCAAGATTAATTCATAACAATTATTATGATTATTCTAAAGTTAATTATAAAAATTCTATAATTAAAGTCTGCATCACTTGTCCTAAACATGGTGACTTTTGGCAAATTCCAAAAAGCCATTTAAGGGGGAATGGATGCCCTAAATGTAAGAGCGAAAAGAATAAAAAGATAATATATGGATTCGGAATTAATGACTATAATAAATCCGTTAAGGTAAAAAATAGGCATATATATTCATATTCTTTATGGAGAGGCATTATTAGAAGGGGATATGATAATAATGTTAAAGTACGTCAACCTACTTATCAAGACTGTTCTGTCTGTGACGAATGGAAGTATTTTTCTAATTTCAAGCATTGGTTTGACGAAAACTATGTAGAAGGGTATGTACTTGATAAAGACATTTTAGTAAAGGGGAACAAGGTATATTCTCCAGAAACTTGCTGCTTTGTACCAGAAGAAATCAACGTGATTTTTACTAAAAGACAAAGATATAGAGGTAAATATCCTATTGGCGTTAGAAAAGATAGAAACTCATATATAGCAAGTGTAAGTGAATATGGTACTAAAAAATACATAGGGTCATTTAAAACAGAAAAAGAAGCATATAATGCCTATAAAAAAGCTAAAGAATTATATATAAAAGAAATTGCAGATAAATATTTTCAATGTGGAAAAATATCAGAAAGGTTATATAATTCTATGTATAATTATAAAGTAGAGGAGAATGATTAAATGAATTTAGATTATAAAAATGATATAATTAATAGCAGAATTGGTTCATTAGGTTCATCAGACGGGAAGGTACTTGCCGCCATAGCTAAGAACGGTTGTGTTCAAAGAGGGCAAGTAGAGCGTCTTGCCATTGCCAAAGGTCTGTATGAAAGACCAAACATTACTAATCTTGCCATGCAGTACGGTGATTTCATAGAAAATATGATTTATGACAGCTTGGTGCAGGTGGATGAACGTTGGGAAAGCAATAAATGCTTTAGAAGTCAGAAGTACGGGCGTGAAGGTCTTGGTTTGCTCGTGCATATTGATTTCTCTCTTTTTGACGAGAGCAGGGATAAGCCATTGCTCTTATGGGTCGAATGTAAGGCTACTACTACTGACATCGAGCAGACTTATAAAGATTATAAGGAACAACTTTATGTTGAGTATGTGCTTGGTAAGGAATTGGCAGAGCAGTTAGGTGCTGATTTCAAGCTTGAACTTTGCCACTATGATGCTTCTGTTATGTTTGAGGACGAATTTCAGCTACAGTTTGCCTTTGACCCCGATAAGATAAGCAGAAAGAAAGTGATATTCAAGAAGCCAGTATTTGATATTTCCTCTGGCATGGATATTGCCGCCCAGTACGTGTCCGAAATGACTGAATACAAACGTGAGGAAATAGATTGGGATTATTTGCCTGCCGAGGTTCAAGAACAGATGAAGCAAGTAAACAATATCCTTGTTTCAATAAAGGAGAAGCAGGACAGCATAGAGGAATTTAAATCCCGTTTCTATGATTTCTTGTGCAAGAATGAAATCAAGAGTGTAAAGACCCCCTATTTCACTATTAGCAGAGTGGACGAAAGCGTATCTATTCAATTCGACAAGGTACGTTTTACGGCTGAGCATCCAGAACTGGCGGCTAAATATCAGAGGGCGGTCAAGAAGAAAGGATATGTACTGATTAAGACTAAGGAGGTGAAGGATGAAAAGTAAGATTATAAAGGCTGTGGGAAAAGAGATACTTTCTCTTGTCTGCATTATATTGTCTATAATTGGTTTACTTTTTGTAGGTCATTGGCTTTACTCCATCAGTAATATATTAGTATGGATAGTTTTAGGTATTCTCTTTTTAGGCTATATTGGCAGTGTAGTATATTCATGCATTGATGCTCCTGCCACTTCTTATTGGTACATTGTATATTATCACAGTAGAGGTCAAGCTTCTTTGTTTCTGCCTAAAGAAGATGATTTTTTCAATGTGGAGTATTACCGTAATCTTATCGAGAAGGAAGTTGGGTATAGGGTTATGATTTTAGACTGGAAGGAATTTACAGAAGAACAATATCAATTAATTTTAAAAGAAAATGAGCGAAACGAGAGTAACGGGATTGCAAAGGCTGAATAGCTACATATCCCACAATGCAACCCAAGAGTATTTGAAAAAGGTATTGAGTGATAAAAAGGATGCTTTTGTAAGCAATTTGGTATCTTTAGTAGCTAACAATGCAAAATTGCAGGAATGTGAGCCGGCAACGCTTATGTATGGTGCTATTCGTGCTACTGCATCCGATTTGCCGCTTGACCCATCTTTCGGTTGTGCTTATCTGATACCTTACAAGAACAATAAGTTAGGTATTACGGAAGCGCAATTTCAGATTGGGTATAAGGCTTATGTGCAGTTGGCATTGCGAAGCGGTCAGTTCAAGTGCATTAATTGTACAGATGTACGAGAAGGAGAGCTTATAAACCGCAACCGATTGACGGGTCAGATAGACTTCAAGTTTGAACAAGACGATAAGAAGCGAAATGAACTTTCTATTATCGGATTCGTTTCTTACTTCCAGCTTTTGAACGGATATGAAAGCACATTATATATGTCAGTAGAGGAACTGAAAGCTCACGGGCTTCGCTATTCACAGACGTACAAAAGCCAGTATGCCAATGTACGTGACAGTTCCAAATGGGTAACAGATTTTTACGAAATGAGTAGGAAGACGGTTATTAAGCTGAACTTATCTCGCAATGCTCCTCTTTCCGTTGAGATGCAGAAAGCTATCCGTGACGACCAAGCTGTATTCCGCAGTGAAGATACACCGGATTATGTAGATAATGTTGGTGACGAGCCTTTGATTGACAAGGATAAAGCATCAAAGGTAGCAGCAATGTTTGATGATGCTAAAATAGTTGATGAAAACGTTGGTAGCAAGAAGTAATATGCTTATATTTGCACAGTAATACGTGACGTGCGTGTTGCGACCAACTTCATATCATTTGGGGAAGCCTCGGTTAATCCGGGGCTTTTTCTTTTGAAGTTTTAAAAAAGTTTGTATCTTTGTGGAAATTTAAAGCGAAATGATATGGGCAGAATTTACGTTGGTTTAGATAATGGTGTTTCCGGCAGCATCGGTATTGTCGGAGATGATATTGAATCTTTTTTTTGCAAGACACCCGTCAAGAAGGTGCAAGATTATACAAAGGCAAAGAAAGAAGTGTCCCGGTTGGATTACAGCAAATTCATGGAACTTTTTTCCAAATACAACAAGAATGACATTACGCTTCTGATGGAGCGTCCTCTTGTAAATCCAAGCCGCTTTGCATCTACTGCATCAGCGTTACGTTGCCATGAGGCAGAGCTTATTATGATTGAAGTAATGGGTATTCGCCACATGTTTGTAGATTCTAAGGAATGGCAAAAAGCACTTCTTCCCAAAGGCTGTAGTGGGGAAGAGCTTAAAAAGGCTTCTTTGGATATAGGAAACCGCTTGTTTCCACAGTTTGATAATATTAAACACCCAGATAGAGATGGCATTCTAATTGCAGAATATGCCCGACGCAACCACTTTTAGTTTTTTTACTTCATAAATTAGTTATTCGTGTAAGCCGTAGTGTTCCAATACATTACGGCTTTTTATTTGGACTTCGTAAAGTTCATTCGGTTCTCCGCGTGAATAGGACTTACTTTGCATAAACCAAAACAATACTTGTATGGGAAAACCGAAGAAAGAAACAGTTAGGAAATTGAGGGGTCTTATGATATTGGACCAGATGGAAGATTATACTCCTTTACATAAGCTACACAATCTTTCCAACGAATTGATAGAAACAGTTTCAAAAACTAAAAAGAAGAAGTCCTTATGAGAATTATCAATCTTTATCAAGAAACACTTGGCATTGTAAGTGATTGTTGCAAGGTCAGCAAAGAGAAAATCATATCCTCAAAGAAGGAGGAATGTGTGAATGCTCGTTATATTCTTGTCAGCATCTTGGGAGAATGGTACACAGACAATGAGATAGCTGAGCTTACTGGCTTATCTCGTCCTTGTACAAATAAGATTAGGAATAAGTTCAAATCCCGTCTTAAACGTTACAATGTCAACTGCCAGTATCAAGAAGCTAAAGAAAAAGCGTTTGCAGTGTTTAGAAATGAATAATAATATGTATATTTGCAAAGGAGATAGGAAGGGGTCGCGACCTTCTGAAAGAGAGTTACCTTATCTCTCTTCTCCTTTCTTAATATAAGGTTCAAAAAAAAGGAAATTTGGAAGAGATTTGGAAAGATGTGATAGGCTATGAAGGTCTTTATCAAGTTAGTAATTTCGGTAGAGTAAAATCTATGGAAAGAGTAGTTAGTTGCCATAAGGTTCATATTAAGACCTTAAAGGAGAAAATCTGTAAACCTACAATGCAAGGTACTGGTTATTATTCTTTGCCATTATATAAAGATGGTATAATGAAGCGTAAATCCGTACATCGAATGGTAGCAGAAGCCTTTTTAGAGAATCCAGATGATAAACCAAAAGTAGACCATATAAATGGCATAAAATCAGATAACAGATTAGAAAATCTACGCTGGGTAACATCTAAGGAAAATACTAACAATCCAAATACGAAATGTAATATGAGAAATACATTCGACCAGTTGCCAATAGATGTTATGAAACAAATTCGGCTTAATTCTAACGCTAAAAGGAAACAACCAGTTATTCAATTGGATAAGGATTATAATTTTATCTCAGAATTTGAAAGTGTAAAAGAAGCATCAATAGCAACTGGATATAAGGTAAGTAGCATTTCATCTGCAAAAAGAGCAAAAGTAACTTTATTCAATCATAGATGGATGGATAAAGAAGAGTATCAAAAGCTTATTGGTACGAATTAGTTACAAGGTTGATACCAACTATTTTACTTGATACAAATTATGAGTTTTCTTTGTTGTGCCCTAATATTGGGGCATTAAACAATTAAAATCATAATATTATGTCTGAAAGTAAAACTGTAATTTACTCGCCAGATAGCGGTATGGCTGGCGGTAATGGAATGATGGCAATGCTTGCTCCTCTGTTGCAACAGAAAGGCATTGACCCGAACTTATTGGTTGCCATGAACGGCAAAAACGGTGGAAATGGCTGGGGCAATGGTTCGGATTTTTTATGGATAATTTTTCTCTTTTTCTTGTTCCCACTGTTAGGACGCGGAGGCTGGGGTAACGGCTTTGGCGGTGGCAATGAAGGTGGTTGTCCGTCTGGTGCTGGGCTTGCTAACCTCATTAACAACGATAACGGTCGTGAGTTACTTATGAGCGCAATTCAAGGCAACGGTCAAGCTATCAACAATCTGGCTACTAACTTGAACTGTTCAGTAGGTCAGATTCAGCAAGCTATCAACGGTGTAAGTGCTAAAGTTGCAGAAGTTGGCTGTCAAGTAGGTCTTTCTTCCCAGCAGATTATCAACGCTATCCAAGCTGGTAACTGTCAGATAGCTAATCAGATGGCACAGTGCTGCTGTGATGTGAAGACTTCTATTGAACGTCAAGGTTACGAAAACCGCATTGCTACAATCAACCAGACAGATGATTTGAAGTCTAATGCTAATACTCAGTTCAATATTCTGGGTGCTAAGATTGACGCTCAAACTCAGATTATCAATGATAAGTTCTGTCAGCTTGAAATGCGCGAAATGCAGAATAAGATTGATACATTACGTGCTGAGAAATCGGCATTGGAGCTTAGTGCATCACAGCAAGCACAAACAGCTAATATCGTAAATCAGCTTCGCACTCCTGCGCCCATTCCAGCTTATTGTGTGCCGAACCCTAACTGTTGCTATGGCTATCCGTTTGTGAACGCCTATGCTACTGGTTATGCGGCAGGCGAAGGCTGTGGCTGCGGTTGCTAATAATCCATAGGGGGCTTTGTGTCCCCTATAATATTAACTCTTAAAATAAAGGAATATGACTACCTATTTTAACAATGGTGTTTCCGTAGCGAGAAGGGTAATTGTACCCAAAATAGACGTTGCAGGCATTCCCGTAATTGAAACTTCGGGATATGTAGAAACTACAGATGAAGCTACTCCTACAGTAGATTATGGAATTAACCCATGTATCTGGCGTGCCCTTCCAAACCGTACAGTAGTTCTTTGGAAAGTTCGTCACCCGGTTAGTACAGCAGGAGCTACATTACCCGTTAATGTAGTTGTTCCGATGGCAAACCGAAACAGTACAGTAGTTTCAGAGAATAGCAATGTGGGAACGACTAAAATTCCAGTTATTGACAATAAGTCTACGCAAGTTCTTGGGCATGATGTAACTGTTCCACAAGGTACAGCCGCACCAGCACCACAAGTTCAAGCAGGATATACTACCGAACATTGGGTCTATATTGACAAATGCTGTGGAATATTCAGACTTATGGGAGTAACGGCAATCAACAGTCCGGCAGGAGCTACAGCAGCTACTCAGTCTGCATCTGCTTCATCGGCAAAGAGTAAGTAACAATTAAAAGTTTAGACTATGTTTGGTTCATTAAAGCAAGGGAATATTTGCTATATTCTTATCAAAGGTGAGAAACCAATATTGAAGATAGGAACGGTTGAATCCGTATCTAATCCTATGCCTAAATATCCTACCTATAATCCTTCTGTACCTTTTGGAGCACAGCAGGAAACAGTTATAGATGCGAAGATTAAGGCTGGTGAAGAGGTTATGGAATTTCAGAAGCTTCCTACAAATGTGGAGGTATTTACCTATCCTAATGCTATTGTATCGGACAAGAAGGAAGCAATTCTTTCAGAGGTTGAGAATATGATTCAGACCAGCCGTCAGATAGTGGAAAGCAGAGATTATCACCAATCTGTAATAGAAAGCTGCGATAATATATTGAAACAACTCAATCCTCAGTTTGCCAAAGAGAAACAGCAGGAAGAGAAAATCGGTTCTTTAGAATCGGAAGTTAAATCTTTAAAGGGTGATTTGAATGATATCAAGTCCCTGCTTCAAGAACTGAATAGTTCTAACAGAAACAGTAAAACAACATCTAAAACGTAAATAGTATGGGAATGATAGAAATTTCTCAAAGAGGTCGTGGTGGTGTCAAAGATGCCTACGATAACTTCAAAGAGAGCATGAAGTGCTTGAAGGAAGACTTTGAAACCCTTTTGGACGAAATGGAAGAAATGGGTGAACGTCGTGAAGATTACGGACGCGAGTACGATAGAGACTACGACCGTGATTATGACCGGGAAGACCGTATGAGCGAGCGTAGAGGTCGCCGTCGCCGTCGTTGATAATGTAGTAGAGGGGAGGAGATTATTCTCCCCTTTTGTTTAACTAATAAATATTCAAATTATGAAGAATGTTCCTTTTGATGTATATAGCAATATCCCCGAAGGTTTAAAGACTTATCTTGCTACTAATGGAATGAATTTCAGCAAGAAATTATATGAATTTGCCGTTTCAATGATGAAAGGTAGACAGCCCGTCACTCCATTGTCTAAGGAGGAGGTTTACGCTTTGATGAAGAAGTATAACTTGACCTTAGAAAACGATAATGGCTATAACGCCTGCTATATTTTTGCAATGGCAAAATCTGATTATCTTGGTTCTTCATTAGCAAATGAACAAGTGCTTTGCAAATTTGTGCAGGATTACTTAGGGGATGCAGATGGCAGTCCGGAAATGGCTTTCCGTTATTTCTATTCCCTATGCTCTGCTAAGGGAGTTGTAATTAATTGGGAAGATATGCTTTAATCTGCATATTCAACTTTATATTTCATTAGGGCATTATAAACCTCTATATTTATTTTGCCCTCTTTGAAATATTTATCAGCGAGTTCTTTGACGTACTTTTCTTTTTCAATTTTATAGGCATTAAAAGCTTCAATAGGAGTTTTAAATATCCCAATATGTTTTGTCTTATTATGTTTAGTCATAATGGCATAATAACTATTATCTCTAAAAGTCACGCCTATAGGTAGATTGCCTCTTTTTTTTTTGTTATTTAGCAATAATAGATTGATTTCTTCTGGCACAAAGCAGCAAGTTTCTGGAGAATATACCTTGTTCCCCTTTACCAAGATGTCTTTGTCTAAGACATAGCCATCAACATAGTTTTCATCAAACCAACGCTTGAAGTTAGATAGATAAGTCCACTCATTGCAGACAGAGCAATTTTGATAAGTGGGGAATTTAGAATGATATTTTTTACTATAGCATCTGTTCATCATGCTATGCCAAACCTTGTAGCATTTATCCTTGGTATTTATCTCTATATCATTAATTCCAACTCCAGATACTAAAGAATACATAGAACATTTTAAGCATCCTTTGCCACTTAAATGACTATTTGGTGTTTGCCAAAATTCTCCATGTTTAGGACAAGTGATACAGACTTTAATAGAACTTTTTTCGTATTTTACTTTAGAGTAATCATATTTATCTCCATGAATGCTCTTAGCTTTTGCAATAAATTGAGAAGTTGTAGTACGTTTCATAATTAGCTGATATTAATAAGTGCTGATAAAAAGAATAGAGGAAGGTGTATCAGCTTCACCTTATCGAACGGTAGCTACTCCGTCCTATCCTCTGTACAAAAATACTAAAAAAAGATGAAACGACAAGAGCTTTATATCGAAAAATATGATTGGCATATATTGCTGTTCTTGGACTACAGTTGTGATTATTTGGATGAAGTCTTGGATGCAATGGATAAGTTGAAATGTGGCAGTAAAAGTTATGATATTGCTTATGACAACTTGTCCTCTTGCAGCATAAATACCGGGCTTACATTCAGTGACTACATCAGTAGGACATCTGTTATTGTAATTAGTATAACCAACTCTGAAAAAGAGTTTCTTAAATCATATCACCATGAATTAGGACATTGTGCCGTTCATATCTGCCAATTCTACGGTATTCCATTAGAAGGGGAAGAAGTACAGTATTTAGGTCAAGATTTGGTAGATAGAACATGGAACATAGCTAAGATTTTCTTATGTGACTGTGATTGTTGTAAAAATAGAAGAAATGAAAAGAAAAGAGATTTTGAAGGCAATGAAAGCCATGAAAAGTGAGAAACCGATTAATTCCATGTATAGAATGATACCTAAGTCACGCATGGACGAGTTTAAACGCTTCGCAGCTATCTTTGGATTTACTGAGGAGAATATAGAGAATATCTTGTCAAAGGAAAAAGAAATGGTGGGCAAATAACCCACCACAACTTTGCATTTGAAAATTCAAGTAGGCTTCTTCAAGCTTACCATACTTTTAACTATCATCCATTTATCTCGGTAAAAGCTGTTGGATGATATAAGTTCCTGCATGTTTGATATTCCTTGGTATATACTACTTGTAACAAATATAGCATCATCAATAGATACTTCTTGTGCTATTGTTTCATAGTCTTTTTTACAGACTTCTCTTAATACATACCAATAGAACCATCTTGCATAAACTATATCTTTACTTCTGTCTTTAGAAAGCATATCAGCCCTATCTACACCGAATAGGCTGGCAACAAAATATGACAATGAAATTTCCCAATTCATATCATATTTCCTAAGAATGTCACACACTTCTTTGAGTGTCTTGTCTTTCATATTGATAAAATCGTTTTTAAGTTTTTGGCAATTCATGGTTTTTCTCTTTCATTATCTGGTTAATTCTCTTTATCAAAGGTTGTTCAGTAGTTCTGCTTACAATCATACATAAGGATTTCATCTCTTTTGTTTCCCAGCTTGCAAGTAGTTCAAACCGAAAGGATGCAAGGTAAAAATATCCCTTATATGAAACGTTTGGAAAAGGTTTTCCCGTATAAAAAGCATTGCATTCTATAAATGGTCGAGGTTTAATGTCATTGAATGTACAAGTCTTTTCATCAAACACCTTCTCTATGGCTCTTTGCACACATATAAATGGCTTTCCCTTATCATCTTTCCAAAAAGTAGCATTCACATCAAAGTGAATACCTTCTACATTCAGCCAGCCAGCTAATCCTTTCGTAGTGTTCTTGACATAACCTTTATTTCTCTGATTTCTGAACTCCATAGCCATACAAACTAAAATCTAACCTTGCAGGGTCAGAAGGAAATACTTTTTTTGCAAATTCAGTCACTTTTATACAAGTCTTTCTTGATTCATCTACTTTGGGGATAATTCCAAATTCAACTGCCGACTGCAAAGAATGTGTATCACAAGGAACAAGAAGCCGAGAAGGTGATAGAGTTTTCCATAATCCAATATCAACTACACTATCCTTCCTTATCATCCATCTAAGCAGCATATTTACTCTTTTATTTGCACAATTACTGTTTGGGCTGGGTATCATTGTTTCACCATGTAATAAATGGCATAATCCTTGGCAATAGTAGGTACATTTCTGCGAATAAGTAACACGTCCAAGAGCATCTTCAAGATTAGGGTACTTCATGTATATGGAATGAAGTTTATCACAAAGGGAAGCAAAGCAATGCCAAGAAGTCATACGGTATAAGCTCGTATAATTATCCTTGTATTTATTCCATTCCACGCCATATATATATTGAAAAGGCTTATTCCCCATTATCTCTGTAAGAATATAATCTATTTTGGGAATGAATACTGAACGCCTGCCATAAGCAAGCCAAGCTGCTATGACTGCCGCTACTTCGATGTCTTTTCTATCCTTAAATCTTCGTGGGAATTGTATAGGGTCAGACTTGATAAAACTCTCTACCTCATACTTTTCTGCAAGGTCAATGTAATCTCTAAACTTCATTTTCATATCATTTTGTTACGTGCAAAAATAAAGTGTTTTTTTGAAACTTCCAAATATCTGGCTACTAATTTGATACAAACTTTAGTTCTACAAGAACTTTTGGTGAAACTGCAACTTTTAATGGTGGAATGTATTCTGGTAATATCTTTCCGTTAAGCAATAATAATTATAGAATAGGTTCATTTAACAATAGATTTATAGATGCGTATATTCAAGCTTGGGTCTATGCTAATTCTGGTCTTTATTTCAATATCAAAATCAGACTTTTCTGCGATACCCTTTAAAATACATTTGATAGTATCATTGAATTTGCCTACGAGCAACTTCTTTCTGTACTTAATACAGAATATCAAATGACACTTCAAGTAATATTTGTGTCGGTTACTATGCTCATAATCACTCCTCATACTACAAAATTAACTAAAATATTTCACTTTTACAAAACTTTTCTTGTTTTTGTAAATACTTATATGTATATTTGCACTATGATTAAGACGATAAATAGAACATACAGATTTAGGATATATCCAAATGCTTCCCAAATGGAATTGTTGGCGAAGCACTTCGGCTGTACTCGCTTTGTCTATAACTATTTCCTTAATCAAAGGCAAGAGCAATATAAAGAGGGAGGAGAGAGTGATAACTACTATGCTCAGGCAAAGGCTTTAACTGAATTAAAGAAAAAAGAAGAAACCGCTTGGCTTAAAGAAGTAAACTCTCAAACACTTCAATTTGCTTTGCGTAATCTTGAAACTGCATACACTAATTTCTTCCAAAAGAGAGCGAAGTTCCCTAACTATCACTCAAAGAAAGGTAAGAATACATTTACCGTACCCCAATTTGCAACTATTGAAAATAGTAAATTGTGGCTACCTAAATTCAAGAGTGGTATAACTATCCGTCTGCATAGAGAAATCAAAGGTAAGATGGGCAAAGTTAGTCTAACTAAAACTCCAACAGGAAAGTATTTTGTATCAGTATTCACAATAGAGGAGTATCAAGAACTTGCACCTGCTAATAAAGCAGTTGGTGTAGATTTAGGTTTGAAAGACCTACTGATAACATCTGATGGTGAAGTATTCAAGAATAATAGATACACAAAGAGATATGAGAAGAAACTTGCAGTAGCACAGAGACACCTCTCAAGAAAAAAGAAAGGTAGTAATGAGTACGAAAACCAAAGGCTCAAAGCTGCTAAACTCTATGAGAAGATTTCTAATTGCCGTATGGACTACTTGCATAAGTGTTCTCACTCTCTAATCTCTAACTACGACACCATTTGTATTGAAGACCTTAATGTGAAAGGTATGGTACGAAACCATAAACTTGCTAAATCAATTACTGATGCAAGTTGGGGGACATTCGTCACTATGCTAACATATAAGGCTAATTGGAATGGTAGAAATGTAGTTAAGATTGATAGGTTTTTTCCATCCTCTCAGCTTTGTAATGTTTGTGGCTATCGTAATAGCGAAATAAAAGACTTGAAAGTAAGAGAATGGGGTTGCCCATCTTGCGGTACACATCATAATAGAGATGTAAATGCTGCTATCAATATCCTAAAATTAGGATTAAATAATATATCGGCAGGGACTGTCGATTACACCGATGGAGAGGATAGAAGACCTAATCTTTTGAAAGGGCATTCCTCTGTGAAGTCGGAAGCCCACGAATCTTTAGTTCGTGGGTAGTTCACCGCAACAATCATTGGTTCTGTGCAAGCCAATATCCTTTCTATCCGTCTTGTTGAATCAGAGCAAGAACGAATGAGAAAGGAATTGGAACATGCTAAATCAGAGATTAATAGGCTTAAAGGCTTAGTTGCCTCTTTACAGAACTAAGTTCTTTTTCTAAGGTAGCTATCTTCTTTTTGAGGGTAGCTACCTCATTATCTACTTGCTGAATACCTCGCCATAATACGGGTATTAAACGTTCGTATTGTATTACATAATAATCTTTAAAACAGTTACTTACCCATTGACTATATCCATTTATTAGCAAGTCTTGTGCAATAAGTCCGTAATGCTCCTCATTGTCATTAAAGATTGGAGAGTTTGCTTTTGCGGTATCATTCCAGTAATACTTCACTGACTTTAACTTGTGAATAATAGCCAAAGCATTGTATTGTTTGATATTTTTCTTCAATCTTATATCAGAAGAGGAAGACTTGGCTGTAATTGCACCCGCAGCCGTTATATTCCCCGAAGCTGTGATTGAAGCTACACCAGTAAGACTACCGCTCACATTTCCAGCACCATTGAAGCTTTGTCCCCAAATAGTGCGTGAAGTCTGTAATGTTGTAGCGGTTGAAGCATTACCACTTAGAGAACCCGTCAATGTTCCAGATAGCCCTCCGTTGAATGTAGCTTTACCAGCAAAAGTACTTGTAGAACTTAGTTTTAAAGTCCCTCCCTCAATCAAACCATCTTGTGAATGTATATTAGCATTACTACCTAAGCCAGTAGCAAAAGGGAAATTCCATATTTCACCATAATTAGAGGGAATAGTTGTTCCATCTACAAAGTTTTTATTTGGAATAAAATGATGCGAATCATTATAATTAAGATTTATAGCAGTTAAATAAATAGCATTGGATGCTCCACTTATAGTTGAAGTAGAATAGGATATGTCTACATATCTATCACCATATGTATAACTTCCATTACTGTCTTTGGGAGCTAAAATTCTTACTGCTGTAAATGGAGCAGGATAACCATTCAATTGTGTTATTATAGGTTTACTTGCATGATGTGTCAATGATATTATAAAAGTTACAGACCTATTCATTGAATATGAATAAGAATTCGATATAGTTATCATTACAGTGTTAGAATCACCTGCACCCGGATATTTTAAAACACCAATTCTTATCCATTTAGAACCTGCACCTCCGGGTATTCCAGCGATAAACACCCTTTTAGTTAAATCATTAGAATGATATCCGTCTACCATATCCGCATTCAAATTCGTACACGTAGTGGTAGATACACACTGAAACGGCTGTGTGCCAGTAGGTATATGTGACTGGAAATATTTCCCATGTAAACTTGCATCATTTTGCCCAAAATGATATTCAGTAGGTTTTGGTCTATTATCCTTTGAGGTATATCCAAAAAATATTTGACCGTTAGTAGTGAATGTACCTCCAAAATTAATTTCGTTATTTTTTTCTGGATATAGCCAAATGGTGCTAACTCCTACTTTTGTATTTGGATAGTTTTGGTAATTGGAGCTATTAAGTATCTTTGCCCACGAAGTCCAAGAAGTAGTTTTTCCGTGACGAGTATATAAATCTTCATTAGTTGAAGCTATTTCCCAAGCTTGACCTTCACTTGGATCTGACCATCCTCTCCAACCCCATACAGTTGCATAATTTCCACCACCTGAAAGCCCAATAGTAGTTAAATTCTTAATGCCTCTCATAATAAATAAACCATTATAGTCATTAGGCACTTGATTTACGCTTCTTGTATCAGCCCAATTAGTGAATTGGTATGGTTTAAGACTTCCGGAATGCCATACATTATACTTAACTCCTGCATATCTGTATATTATAGCTTCTCTTAAATTATCAGCTAATCCTAAACATAATGTAGGATGGCTATCAAGTTTATCATTGTATAGGTAAGCTCCCCAAGTTGGATAATATCCTACTTCAACTGTAGCCGTTGTGCCATTTACAAATTGAATAAAAGTACCATTTTCACTATTTGATTTAATGGTAACTACTTGCCCATCAGTTGTAGCAGTTCCAATAGTTAGATATCCCGTCAATGTTCCACCAGAGAGTTTCAGATATTTACTATCTAAGGCAGAGGCGTAGTTTCCTTCGTGCAAAACTTTGTACCAAGTTCTGAAAGAACTTGCACCAACACCTCTAAAGTAAAAATCATCAGAATTATAGGCTGCTCTTAATTGGAATAACCTATTTGCCGCAGAACCAATGTTTAATACAGTATCATTAGCACCAGTAGTTCCATATGCAGTACCATTTGCCTCCCATACAGATGTCTTAGATGCTGTAAATGTAGATACAGTATCTATCGCAGTAGAGGTTATTTGAGCATATCTCTCTAAATGGTTGGCGGTAGTAGCAATATTGCCTTTAGTTAATGTCAGTACTCGCGTACTATTGTCATAAGTAGCGTTGGTAAGGACATTTCCCGTTCCAGTAATAGTAGTGGAAGGGTAGTTTGGGAGCGTAATATACTTGCTTGTGTCTGGCGCATAAGTTTGGCTGTTAACTTTGATACCAGCAATGCCAGTACCTCCACCACCATTCTTTTCAAGTTCAGTAATTCTACTTGCCAACTTGTTGATAGTGTATGCATTGAAAGTATCTGATAATGTTGAATCAGCGAATGTGCCACCTAAACTTGAATATCCATAAACGGTTTGGATAAGCCCACCGCCTCCTCCACCGCCACTACCGGAACTGATACCTTTTGCAGATACAGCACCGCTTGCGTAGAAGTTAACAGCCGAGCCATCTTCTTTGTAGACTTTAATAGCATTATTGGCACTATCCACTCCAATGCGATACCCAGTTGTTCCTATTTCGATGTAGTCGGAAACTGTCAATTTCTGCATTGGATATTGTGGTATCATGTAGCTAATAGTCTTCGGAGTTCCAGAACGATATACAATCTGGAATAGAGAAACATAGTCTCCAAGCTGATTTTCTTTGATGATGAATGATTGTGGGTCAGCATGGAAAACACCATCAGTCCCCCACCATACAGCACCGCTTGCAAGGTAGCCAGAGCCATCCATACGAATGATAGCCTTTGCTACATCTGATGGCATGTTTGCTTCTGTATAATCTGCTCTATCCTTCATAGAACCTCCATACCAAGAAGCAATACCTCCACCGACCTTAGTAGCATCATAGACACCATTCATACCGGACATTACTTTAAATCCAGCTACCGGGTCAGTATATCCCAGCATGTTTAACGCATTCTGAATAACGCCACCTTCGATTGTGGTACTCTCTTTCCACGCTTTCTTTAGATATTCATAACCAGCCAAATCTTTTTTAACGGTATCTACTGCTGCCTTAGCTGCGTCACTGATGGCATTCAAAGCTGCCGTTCTTTGATTGTAGTATGCAGATTGCTTTGAAGCGAAGTCAGAAGGTATAGTTATATTTTCGGGAGTAGAAGCAGATAATGTAACCAACACTGCACGATAATTGCTATGAGCATTCAGATAACCCGTAGGGCTACCCAATGAATACAAAGTATATCCTGCTGTAATATTTGTCTTGTCAGCGTCTATACGAACTATTTCATCTTTGATTGATTGCTTTTCAGTAGGAGATATAACCCCATCTTCTGCCCACTTATCCAATCTTTGTTTAGCTGCTTCCGCTTCTGCTTTAGCTGATTCGGCTAAGGCTTTAGCGTCATCTGCAAAAGTTTTCAATTTATCTTGAATGGCTTTGTTCGCTGTTTCTACGGCTGTATTGAAAGAAGCATAAGCTGTGTTGAAAGAAGCGTATTTTGCATCCACATCCGCTTTCTCTGCTGCCGTTGTCTTACCGTCTGCTATAGCCGTATTAATTGAATTAAGCAGATTTGTGATGGAAGTATTCAAAGCCGTGTAACTTGAGTTTAATCCGGTCTTCGCGTTACCATCTAAATAGGTGTTGGCATATAGCTTGTCAAATGTTGCCTTTACTTCACTTTTGGTATTATTTACAATGTTAATGTATCTCTCTATCGACTGTGCCTCAGAAATATCAATAATACCGTCCTTAAAAGCTCCATCTACATACTCATTCAAATCTCCGACCGCTCCCGCTACATTATCTGCTGCCGCCTTCGCCGCATCTGCCGCTTTCTTGGCCTCTTCCGCAGCTTTCTTTGCATCTTCTGCCGAAGTGTTTATTTTGTCTTGGATAAAGTTGTTGGCTGCATTCAAATAAGCTATAAAATCTCCATATTTGGTATTGAAGGTGTCGTACCTACCATCTACCAAAGCGACTTCCGTTGAGGTAGCTACTCCATCAGCTATAGCATCATCAATAGCAGTAATAAGCTCGGTAGTTGCCACATTAAATCCATCATAAGCGGTTTTTAGTTCTACCTTAGCAGTACCGGACAATAAAGGATTACCATAAACCTTAGAATAAGATTCAGCTACGCTCTTCTGTATTGATTTAATTGAGTTCAAATATTTCTCAATCGCAGCAGCTTCTTGTCTGTCAACAATACCGTCTTTAAAGGCTTCGTCTGTGAAGTCTTTCATATTGGTTACAGTCTGCTTTGCGTCATTGGCTTCTTTCTTAGCTTCTTCTGCTGCCTTTTGCGCTTTAGCTGCTTCAAGATAAGCCTTTGAAGTGTCATTGTCTGCAATCTGCGTCCATCCCCATGTATCTCCCGTCTTTACCCATCTCCATGATTTTCCTGCATCGGGAGTAGTTTCATCATCGACATATTCTTGGATATTGGTAAATACATCACCTTCATGCCGTTTTTTCAAAGCTTCTGTATTCCAATCTACTGCTGGCTGATTAGTAAGAGTTGGTGTATATTCTCCGTACCAAGTTTCCTTTACTCCATCTATCTGGTCTTGAAAGCTGTTGAATGTTTCCTCAACGTCTTTGCCGGATTTAGTTACAAGTTTACCTTTTATCTCAACACCAGTTACCGTATCAAACTTCATATAGCTGCTCTTATCTCTTGCTCCAATATAAGAGTTGCCATAGACGTTCATATAAGCGAGATTTGTGGTCTTGTCAACACCGTAGGACACGTACTCTTTGTTGAGGTATGAATAGCTGTTTATGCCAGCATATAAAGTCATACTTGGCGAGAAAGTGTCAACTGCACTAAAGATAATTGCATTCTGTCTTGTCTTGTCCTCTACATGAGTAACACCATTTGCATCAACAAAAGTCTTATTACCTAACTGACAAATAGTATCTCCTACTCGCGGTGCATCACTGGCTGCATCAGCATCAGTTTTTGAGATGTCAATGTAATTAGTTCCTACGTTTACGACTAAACGCCAGAAGTAATGATTTGACACATTCTCATAAACTCCCTCCTTAATATTGAAGTCTTGTGCTAAAGCCATATCCCCAGCGCGGAAACGATTATCTAACGCTTCTGTACCATCATCTTGATAGAAGTAACATCTCCAATAGTCCCAAACATTCTCGCCAGTCTTGTTACCTTCTTCGTCAAGTATATCATTTCTATCTTCTATCTTGATACATTCGATTGCACCACCGGGAGTAATCATTTGGCGACCTCCGATAACTCCGGTCTTGATAATCTCCAAAGCATAGAACATGGCTTTCATTCTTACTGTCAGATAATCAAGCTCTGCATGTGATTTTCCGTCTGTATCTGCATAGAATATACCGCCCGTACTTCCGGTCACAAAGCTACCGACTTTCAATCCACGCAAGAAAGTTATCATTCCTTGTGCGGTATCATCTTTAACTCTGCTGAGTTTTTTGTTCAGTTCGCCTACAATGTCAAGTCCATAAATAGCTTGTAACTGTGCTACTTGACTTCCTAACTTACTAAGACCGTCAGCTATCTGTCCTATCTGATTTAGTACAATAGACACTTCGTCCGTTAAGGTAATATTATAAGTAGGAAGGGGATTTGTACCATATTGGATTGACATTTCCTTTACGGATAATTCCATAGCGTCCTCATTGTCTTTATACAAGAATCTGACAATAGTATTAGGCTTAATCTGCGCAAGAATTGCTTGGTTTGTTTCCAAGAAGTGTTCGTCGAAGCTCAAAGGATAGTCATACAAAGGCATATTATTTTCAAGCATATATCTTTTCATGGCGACGTCCAAACGTTCTTGTGCCTTGTCTATATATGCTTGTGGCATTTCAATGTGCAATATGACAAACTTGTCGCCAGTTTTAACTTGCTGGAACTTGCTTGGCATTATCGTACCAAATGTATCTAAGTCCTTTGTCAGTTTAATAGTAATAGCTTGGTCTGTACTGTCTGGATATTTAGCATAGTCCCTCTGTTCTCCATTTGGTTTGAATACAATGTTTCCAGCTTCATCAGTTACATAGAAGTTCTTTTTTACATCTTCCCAATCTACGGCTACCTCGTAGTTAGCTCCTAATGTGTCACCGGACTTCATGGAGAAGGTCATTCCACTTGTAACTGCTGCTTGTGCATATAAGTCAAAGCCAAGAGGATAAAGCGTCACATCAAAATACGACTGTCTAACCTCTCCCGTTTCGGGGTCAATATAATCATCCCAGCCACCTTCTGGTACTATTACTTCTTTGAACAAGTCAATAGCTTGTCCCTTGTATGTCATACCTTCAATAGTAGGTTGTATGCTGGAAAATTCTTGGATATGGAATACTGGTGCAAGAGGATTGATAGGAGTAGGATAGCTGCTATCTGCGTCATAGTAGTCAATGAGAGGTTCTTTAGAACCAAACAAGACTTTATTTCTAACTGCCTCTACATATACTGATGGCATTAACGTGTCACGAGTATATGGGTGCTCAATGCGATTTCCGTCTGCATCTGTAATTATAGGATAGCCATACGGAATATTAATGTTGCTACCATATCCAGCAATACGAGTAATGACCTTATTATTCTTTGGTGTGCAATCGTTGTTTTTCAGTCCTACACCTTGTCCGAATTTGAATATGTATGGCTTGTTTTCATCGTCAAGTATTTCCTTAGATGGCTTGCCAAACCAAATAGTATATCCATCAACTACAAATGGGACTTTCCATGTTTCGTATGCGGTCTTGCAAACGTCTGAAATAAATTGATTGCTGAATGATAATACATCACTCATTGTCCCATCATCTACAAATGTTGGTTGTAACTTGCAAGTCCATTTAGTTCCGACAAGACATGAGTTAATTTTTTGAACGAACATGCTTAATGTACCAATCCACGAGAAAGTCCGTTTTTCGCTGCGATAACTTTCCTCACTGCTACTAATAGCAATGTCAGTAAAGGGAATGTTGTACAATTCAATCATTTCATGGTAGAAAGTACAACTATATTTAGTCATTCCCTTTGCCTCGCTGTTTTCCGAAGTCATTCCTTTTCTAACAACTACGGGAGGATTTTTAAGAATGTACTTTATTCCTTTATACTCTACATATTCTTGCAGAGTAAACGAAAGTGAATTGTCTTTATAATAAAACTCTCCTTCTATCTTGTCATTTAACGACATAACAATAGTTGAGAAAGTGTGTTTTCTCAAACTAATGTCGTGGAAGGGAGTGCCATCTTCATTGTATATATTTAGTATAGGGTTTACTTCGTTCGCCATTTCACATAATATTTAATTCCGATTATTCCTATGATTGCTGCATTAATTAGTAAAAGCCACCAGCACCATGATGGAACATGCTTCTTAATGACTTCTTTCTCCTTAATGACTTCTTTCTCTTGATATATAGTATCATTCTGTATGACTGTTCTGTCTATGTACTTGATTTTTTCAATATACTTAGTATTAAAAACAGTATCGCCTTTTTGAATAACAGAAAAATAGATACTATCTCTTGTGTGTACCATTAAAGTGTCATGCCGTTCTTTGATAATCTCTTTTATTTCTGTATTTTTCTCCAAGTCTTTTGCAGTTCGGCATGAAAACAAAAGAGGCAAAAGGATTATTAGGAGAAGAACCTTTTTCATCCTTTGAAATAGGTTACTTTGCCATTACTTCCATCAGTACGTACATCTAAGTGTACCCAAGTGACATCTTGTTCCAAGCGTACCGGATAAGGAAGAAGTATCTGATTTGCCTTAATCCAATTACGAACTTCCAAGGCGGTCATTCCCTTCACATCAAAGTCCAGTGCAGTTCCTTGCAGATGTGCAGATACATATACCTTCTCCAATCGGGTCTTTTCAGCTACTAATTGGCATACATTACAACGAAGTCCTCTTTGCGTTAGACCTCCTCCCGAATGCCAAGTATTGACAGTTATAGGCTTACCAAGCTTTTCTCGTATGACGCATATTGTTTCAAGCAATCGTGGGTCAAAAAACGTCCAAGCCATTTCTCCAAACTTGTTATATACATGCTTGCATACAAGCTCTTTGATATTAAAATAGTTCTTTATATTCATTTTCAGTCCTCCTTCTTTTCATTCTTTTCACAGCCTCTACATTCTTCACATTCATGTGCCATATCAAACTTTGCTTGCTTTAACAGCACCGGACATTCTTCGCTTGGTACTTTGCAAATGTATGCTTGCCGTATAGAGATAACTTTTTCTTCATACTTTTTTTTCAGTTCTGAAAGGTCGTTTTCAATACGGGTTACTTCCTTGTTCACATACGTCTGTATGTTACTGTAGCTTTTCTCCATTATTGATATTGACTTTTCAAGGTTCGTAATCTCAACTGTCCGAGCCTCTGCCATCGCTTTCTTGCGAGAAGGTTTCATATTTACAAGTGAAACTATTCCACCTAAGAAACCTCCTCCTCCAAGTATTGATACTAAAATCTGCGTCCAATCCATGATATTGTTATTTTAAACGTTGCTACTGTAAGTAGTTTTATTAGGAGTTTCGATAATCTCTGTATTGTTGTTCTTGCTTATCCGTTCAGCTTTTTCAGCTTGCTTGATAGCATCTTCTTCTTCTTGCTTCTTCTCTCTTTCCACTCGGTCAAGTTCATCCGGTGCAGAAGACGGAGATTCTTCAATCAAGGTTTGTCGGGAAATCCATTTAGATTCCATAGCTAAGTTGGTAATCTTAGTATTGTTGGTTTCCATGCTCCAAATATTCAGTTTGGCTTTAATCTTCAAATCTGTATAAGCATTCGTCTGACCTTCTTCCAATCCTAACATTTCTTGGAAAAGATAGGTTATTTCATTGATAGAATCAGACCAATCAGCAACACTTTGAGTAGCCAGCGCAATATCATTACGCATAGACAATGCAATTCCGTTGCCACCGCTTCCAGTATTAGTGATATCCTTTGGAGTGATAAAGCTGACAGATGAAGCGATTGAAACTTGTTCCAGCAAATATTCCAGATAAGCAATCATGCTTTCCGGTTCTGGAAACTCCAAAGTCTTTGCTTCTGTCTTGTAGCTTGAACCTTCGTCTGCCGGGAGATTGATAACTAATGTGCCGTTATCTCGCTTGAAACTGTCTTCATTCATTTCCCCTTTTAAGACTAATCCCCAAGTACCAAACCGTTTTAATGTCACAGCATGTATATTTGTAAGCAATTCAATTATCTCAATTATACTTTGAGAATATTCCCAAGCCACTTTGCCTCTATGGTAGACAAGAGGATTACGGCTAAACCCATGAAGAATCCTTTCAGTAACCCATCCATTATTGGTAGGCTCTCCTTCTTTGCTTCGTATTGAACGATAAAGGTACTTATCATCAAATGTATCAATGACTTCTGTCAAATCATCTATCTTATAAAATAAGGAGCGTGAAATTTCTTCCCCATATTCATTATAGTTAGGTATGACAGAATATCCATCATCATATGAATAGACTTTAACTGTTCCCTTTTTCTTTATGGGGTCAAATTTGAATAGTACGCCAGCATCGCCAACTTTCTTCTGCTTGGATATTAGTTCGTACTTGATTTGCTCCATATTCCTCATGTTCCATTCCAGCTTGAAGTTCTGAAACTTCTTACTGATGGTATCGTTCTTCTCTATATTACAGAGAGTAAAAGAAATAGGATTAGCAGTGAGATGAAGAACATGTGCCGCATGAATATTCTTTTGCAAAGAAACTGTCAGCACAAGTTCATCTATGACTATATCAGTATCTCCAACTCTGACTGCAATCTTAGGAATTGAATTATTATACTTTATATTGTGTAGAGAAGGGTCGTACTCTCTCAGATAGAGGTCTTGTGAAACCTCTTGCAATGTCAAGTCGCTCAACTGGGCAGTTGATTTTTGGTTAAGTGTAACATCACCAATATAAGTTTTACACGACTGAAATTTTCCACCTCTTGTAAAAGGCTTCTTCAATAACAGCCGCGTTGGTTCTGACAAATACCAATCAATGTTTTTTCTCGTTATCATTTTTATGACATTTATTTAAAGTTATACAAATTGTATTCTTGATGGTGTTGCCACTACACCTCTATCGGCTATTTGCCAAA